CCCTCGCTATCAAAGTCAAACCCGTTAGGCACTAACCAAACTAAAGGATAGAATTTTACTTCTTCTTCTGCCATTGCATTCTCACCACAAAAAAAGTTATTTACTTGCTGGTGACTTTCTGCTGCCGTTTGGACTTGCTGAATTATTTGGTTTAGAGTCATTGATAAATTTTAAAAGTTTGGCTTCGTTTTTTTCCCTTACCTTGCCTTTAAGGTCGGATGAAATAATATCTTTCGTCGCAGTCATTGTTTGGTAAATAAATTCCTCCAAAAACTTGTACGTCCTGAGGAAAAATGGTATCACTTGTTGAACCACTATTCAAAAATAATGGAAAAATATTGGTATTTGCTAATAAATAATCACGTAGTCTATTTGCATAGTACTCGGCTTTGTCCCTATACCTACGTTCAATCATTGTCATTTCGTCAATAGTAACTGGGGTAGCGTTCTCACTATTACGACTTGCAACGCTTTTATTTAGCATTTTAAAGGTCATAGGAAGCATTGATTCGGTTAAGGTGTAGTACTTTAAGCAAGGTGCTATATAAGTGTCTAAAAGGTTCGTATTATTAGCCGATAATGTACCAGCAAATGCTTGTGTTTGCAATTCATTATACAAGCCACTACCAATGATATCACGAATATAAATTTCTTGTGATTCTTTGATAGCAGATTTGAGCAATTTATCATCAACATTTTCGTTGATAGGGCTATTATCCTTAAGATAAGTAGTGCTGATTAAATAAACAAAGTTTGTCATAATTTCTTTCTTACTAATTTACTATTCCAAGCGTGACGGCAATGGTTAATGTGTACATCTGTGTCAGGTATAGTGTACCACCCACCTCTTTCTTTCCAAACGTCTCTATCAACACGGCTTGAAATCGTGTCAATTTCTGTACGTGTGTAATATCTATTTAACCCTATCAATTGACGGCAAAAGTCACGACTTGTATCTATCAATTCAGGCTCTCCAGTAAAGGCAGCATCTAATCCGTACTCATATCTTAATTCGATTTGAGTGTCTACTGATTTAGAAAGTTCACGTGTACCTTTTGTAGAAGTTGAAAGTTTACCATTCTCGGAATTAATTAAGCCATCGTCAATCATTTGTGTAATAGCATCCATTACCTTTTGTGCGTCGATGTTAACGTACTTTGCAATTTCACCTACGGTGATTCCTTCGTTGGCATTTAAGATTTGTAGAATGGCAGTTTCTGATGCAGTCGCAAATTCAAACTTTACAATTTCGCAATCATCTTTGGAAACGCCACACTTTGAAAATAAAGTTAAAACATCTTCGTCACGATAAATTTTAGACAAGGCAACTGGTGAATTTTCTAAAGCATCGCCCCCTTGAATAGGTGGTAACCCAGCAAGTTGACGTTTTTCGTTAACGGTCATATTTGACAACACGTTATTTGCAACCAATGGTGATAAGCTATTGATAGCGTCGTTTAATGATGATGCCACTTTTGTAGTACTTATAATTTCAAAACCAAGTTCTGCACGAACTTCATCGTTACTCAAAATTCCTTTAGTGTATAAATCAATATAATCTTGTCCAATTGGTGGCTTGTTAGTAGTTTTTAATTTAGCATCAGCCATATATTGAAAAACCACATTAAAAGACGAATCCTTTATTTTTTGGCGTGGTTCAATATAAGAAGTTTGGAATAACTCGTAACCTTCGATTATCTCATTACGCTGACCCAATGTACCTGGCGTTGCAATTCCAAAAATAACGGGTGTGCTTACTCTATGACCTACAAAGATTTCTTCTTGTACTTGGTCGTTTAGTTGTTGAAATTGTTTGTCAAAGTCAGACGGTTGTAAGTTGGTAATTTCTGCGGGTTTTTCGTTCTGCTCATTATACATAATGATAAGACCACCACTTTCTTCTGCTTCTGCACCCTGATAGTTCTTTTTGAACCTACGTTTTGCAATTCTCATTTCTTCGGGCGTTGGTTGACCCTTAAACATTTGAATTACTGTCTGTGCAAAAAATCCGTTTTTGATATTACTCAAATAATAGTTACCTATCTCTACGTCAATTTCAATGTACTTTAAAGCACCTATATAAGATGGCAAAGGATATTTTCCTTGACCAGCACGATACATTTTAAACGCATATACTTGCTTATTTTCCCTTGTTGTAGGGTTAAATAATGGATATTCAACTACGGCTTCACGGCTATTTGACCAATCTTCTGAGTAATACGCACAATCTTTGCCCAATCTAACATTCTGAAAGGGTAAATGGTACAATTCTGCTATCTCTGTTTTGGCTTTATTCCAAATAACTTCAATATAATAGCCATCAAATAGTTCAAAATCTTGTGAAATCTTGGTATTAAACGACTCATAATCTTCAAATGCATTAATATTTCTTAACTTGTCAAATGCTTTTGCCTTGTTTAGCGTGTCATCTGCATAAATTTCAAATGATTCACCAGCAATATAAGACGATTTTTGGTTAACAATAGCATTATGTTTAGGGCTTTTGTTGTATAAATCAATCAATTTTTGAGGGTATAAGTTATCCTCACCAAAAGTTGTGTAGCCTTTTGTTTTATTTTCTTTAAATGTAGGCAAAGAAATGCCAGCAAAAGAAAGTCGGTCAAGTGCGAACTTATTGTTTTCCATTGTTGCCAAATTTATCTACTGATGTAAATCCTAATGTTAGAATGACCACCCATTCCACGCTTTCAATTAACTTATCGGTGTTGTGGTAAACCATCGCCCCAATTAAAGCTAAACCACCGACAATGCCGATTAATCGCTTTGAGCTAAATTCGCCTTTATCACCTTTGAAGATTTCAAATATTTTCATAACTTGTTTGTTTTTTTTATGTAGTACCGGATGGCAAATAACCCCGAAATGATAGCCACTAAACCAGCCAATGCCGAGATAATAGGTTGAGCCGTTGTGCTAATGGATGCAACTGCACTAACTACAGATATAATGCTGCTCGAATCGGCTGCCGTGTCGTTAAATTTTGTCATTTTTTTTCTTCTATTGTTTCAGAATAACCTTCGATAGCATTCAAATAAAATTTAATCTCATAGGAATATACCGCCAATAAACTATCGCTTTGCTTTTGTTGGCGTTCCATTTTGTGCAACCTATCGCCCATTTTTATATTCTCATTTTCACACTTTGCAATGATTGCTTTCTTTGTATTCTCAGAATCATAGTACAAATAGCCCACAATTAAAAGCATACAAAAAGCCACCGCCGCTATTGGGTTCTTCTTAAATTCTTCAAATGAAATTGGTAAACTCATAACGGGAATGGTGGTTGTATTACTTCAAATTCACTTGGTTCACCAAGCACTTGCAAAAGTGATTCGTCAAATGTGATATACCAAAATTGTGGTTGGTTTAATTCTGCAAAATTATAACTTATCCAATGTTGTGTTATATCCGTTGGTGTTTTTGGAATGCCGTAAAAAGCATCGCATTGCGTTTGTGATGCGATTGCTTCCTGTTCTGTTAAATATTGATAACCTTTAATAAATTCCATAGTATGAGTTTATATTAGTATTAATTGCAGATTGAGTTGATGATTTATCAGTATTGTAAATGATTATTTCTTGCATTTTACCAAACCAACATTGTCCGTATAAAAAATTAGCACCTATGTTTAAAGTTTTATTTGTATTAATATCTGCAGTATTATTTGATGCTGATGTTGAACCATTTCTATATATTGTTGATAATGTGCCTACACGACTTGCGCTAATTAAATATTGTTGATTTATATTTCCAGTAACACCGCCAACTGTAGAATTTGAGATTAAAATATACGAATTAGTAGCATAATATAAAGCAAATCTTTGAATTAAAAATTCATCAAACCAAACTTGAACATCTGTATTTCCTTTGTTAACAACACCTGCTACATAATTGTCATTTGTCCCTAAATTAATAGAAGAGTCTGCTGTAAAATAATCATTTGAACCATCAAATACTAATGATGGTTTACCATTATCTAATAATACACTTCCACTACTAACAATTTTAGGTTGATTCAATGCCGTTGTTTGAGTTTGGTTTAATCCGTTTCCACTTTGGTCATACCAAGTAGTAACAAATCCGTTATCCAATGCACCCGTTCCAACAAAAGAAAGCAAGGCAGTAGTGTCTAAATTTCCCGTTGCATCAAACCCAATATTTTGTTCTGTTAAATCTGTACGTCTTACACGAATAGCACTACCACTATATGCAGTTCTTAATTTACGAACTGAATACGCTGCTGCTGCTGATGGGTATAAATCTAATAACAATGGACTACCACCCGAAATACTGGTATTACCTACAACAACACCTAATCGAACACCAAACATTTTACTCGTTGTATAATACGATTGAACCGCTTGTTAGCGTAATTGACGTGATTATTTGTTCTTCTGGCAAAGTGATAAAAATTCCTTGCTTTAAAGTGACACCAGTTAAACCAAGTTGTGTCATTAAAGATGTACCATCGAAAGAAATCGCAGATACTACTGCGTCGCTATTAACGACAAATCCCCTAAATCTTCCCGTGTTTGCTGATGTATTACTGATTACTTTGCAACCAGTAAAACCAGCCATAAATTCGTTTGAATTACTCATATATTTTTTCTATTAATGTTGGATTATATTCGTCTGTTGTTGTACTTGATAATTGAACTTTTAATATTCCACTTTCTACTTGCTCATTTGCAAGTGCTGGGTTTAAATTACTTGATGAAGTTTGAGCATAAATTTCGTACATATACTCTCCTTCAAAAAAGTTGTATGTATTTTCGTTAATTGAAAACTTATTATATCTATCTTTAAAGGTGCTTACATCGGTCAAAAGAAAATTATACTCTTTCATTGTTTGCCGATGGGTAAGACTAAACAAAAACTTTGGGTTACTTATTGTAACTTTTTCGGTCAACGTCAAGTACCAAAATTTCGTTTCGCCTTTAGTGATTAATAGCATTATAAGTATATTAGCAAATAAAGTAATTTGTTACAATAAAAAAGGGGTGACCTAAGCCACCCCCCTTAACCAATTATAATTGTAAATTTGGAAAAATACAATTCAAATATAAGTAAAAATATTATTGGTATTATTGTTTTTTAATTTATAATAGAAAGAACTTAAAGGTACATTTTTAATTTTGGTATATTCTTGAATTGAATCATAAAAAATACCAGTTTGTAAATCAAGTACTATTTTCTTTTTTAAATTTGATAATAAAATACGTTGATTTTCTTTAAATCCATTTTGCCAAGCATGAATGCAATTTTCTTGATTAGTCATCCATTCTAAATTTTCTACTCTATTGTCATTTTTAATCCCGTTAATATGATTCACTTGAGATTTGTTTAATTCATTTTCAATAAACATCAATGCAACTAAACGATGTACTTTATAAGATTTTCTTGGATTGCCTATGCTAATTTTTTTATAGCCTTTTTTGCAAGTTGTTTGTTTTAAAATAGTACCTCGACTATTTTTAACATTACCTAAATTACTTATAAAGTAAGTAGGCGATAATGTGATACTAATATATTTTTCCATATACAAATATAATAAAAAAAAAGGAGTACTCAAAGTACTCCAATTTTAGATATGAAAACAAGACAGAAATTTATATTCCTAATGTAGTCACTACGCTACTCTGCAGCTTGTATGGTTGTTCGATATCCATAGCCTGAAGTGTAACTTCATAACCAGTAGAATCACCAAACGCAGCACCAGTATTCGCAACCATTGAACTAACATCACAACCTGACTCTTTACCTACCAACCAATACTCATCGTT